TCATATTCAATAGATGATGTTCTTGAGTTACCTGCACTACTTTTAGATGTTAAATTTAAAATAGCATCACTTCCGTTTGTTGGTTGACTAATTGTTACATCTCCTGCAAAGGTTGAACCAGTACTAGAAATTGTTACAAAATCAGTAGAAGAACCAAACGCTTGAATCTTTGTAGTGTCACTTTTAATAATTGCTGTTGAATTACTTCTTAATATTAAATCACCTGTACCACTATCTGAAACAAAAGAATTAGAACCATCGTGAAATATTTGTAAATCATTTCCACCTCCAAGTAATATGCTTCCTACTTCACTTGTAGTTTTATCTACTAGCGTTATATTACCTGATACAATAACATCATCACCAACTGTCATTGCACCTCCAATAGTTACGTTTGTTGGTAACCCTATTTGTAATTGTTGATTACCTGCTGATGTTTCTATTTCATTAGCAGTTCCTACTAAGGCAAATGTTTGTGAATCTAAATCAACTGAACCTGTTCCACTATCGCCACTGAAATCTAAATCCTGAGCAGTAAAATTAGCATCAACATACCCTTTTGATGCTGCATCTGTATTAGCGCTCGGAGTTAGAGGAATAGTAACCTGACCACCGAAACTAGATTGTCCAGTTCCAGAAACAGTTATAATTCCACCAAAAGTTGAATCAACACTTATAACCTCAAAGCTACTGCTAGTATATTTAAATATAGGGCTACCAGATGAAAATATCATATCACCCTCAGCATTAAGCACATTATTTAAAGATGTACATTCTAGCTCAATTGACTTATTTTGTATTACATTGTCTATCGTTAATTTTGTGGTTCCAGCTTGATTAACAAGCAAATCACCAGAAACAGTCACACCCGAACTGGTGGTTTGTAACTTATTAGAACCACCATAAAAAAGATTTATTGATGATGATCCAAAATTCAACATATCATCACCATTTGATTTTTGAATGGTAAATATATCAGATGTAATAGTTAAATTACCAGACGTTGGACCTTTTATATGACTATCAGTTGCACTAGCTGAATATATTTGTAAATCAGTGTTAGTGTCACCAAGTAATAATTTACTTGTACTGGTTAAAGTAATATCATCATTTGAACTAACAGCAATATCAGTGCCACCGGTGGTGTTGCCAATAGCTAAAACCTGACTTAATTCATCACTTAATCCAGTTTGTGTATCAACATAATCTTTTACTGCGGCACTTGTGGGGATTGAGGAATCATCATCATTGCTTGATATACCATCGGCCTCATCAACAAACTTATTTATTGTTATGCTTTCACCAGTATCGGTCAAACTAGCAAATGAAATATCTGATGATCCAACAATATTTCCAAACACATTTAAAGTACCACCAGATCCAGTTCCCCCACCTGTTGTTAATGTGCCTTGTAATATTATATTTTCATTTGAATCGATTGTTAAGGCGTTTGATGTCGCATTATCATCAATCCCTAAGGTTGTAATATTACCACTAAAAGTGCCATTTACAGCATTTAAATTACCTGTTAATGTAGCATTACCAGAAACATGCAACGCCTCTGTTGGCGATATACCTATTCCCAATTTATTATTTGTGCCTACATATAAACCAGTATTATTACCTAATCCATCGGATAATTGTTTTGAAAAAGCTGTTAAATTAGAATTATCACCAACTTTAATTATCGCACCATAAGTATTTTTTATTTTTAAACCTGTATATGTAGTTCCCATAAATTATATTTTATACAAATTTAATCAATTCTAATTACCTTTGTTTTCCTTGTCCTTTATATTTTTTCTTATATCCTCTTTTACCTTTTGAGGCATTTTTTGAATGAACCCCAGGTCTTTTTTTCTTTTGTTTATGCCTGTATTTATTTTCAATATTCTTTGCCATTACTTTTTAATTTTTTCAAATGATCTGCCGCCAAAATAAGCGCCGATAATAGTAATTAAAACAAGTTGCAAAAGTGATTTCCACTCATCATCAACCTCAAATTTAATTGAACCGCTATCAATAAAAATCATTAATAAAGTAAGGCATATAGTTAGTAATAAAGTAAGTGGCCTCACATTTTTAGACAACCAACTTGAATGAGCTTGTGAATCCATCCCCCACCTTTCAGTGACATTCTTTTGCATGTCGGCCTCAGCATCAATCCAAATCTGGTCCATCTCTTTTTTAAATTGTGCTTTTTCATCTTTTGTTTGTACAAACTTATCGACTATGTTTCCGATTTTTCCAGCAATACCAGCACCGGCACCACCAAATAATTTTGCTAATATTTTACTCATAATTTTAACTTAAAGGGTATATTGTGAAAACAGATATAATGGCCAAAACCAATACCATCATTAATACCTCAATTATTTTGTTCATCATTATAAAATTTAAAATGTATAACAAAGAATATTAAATATAAATTAAACTCACTAAAATCATTATCGAAATCAGCCGGATAATAGCTAAATCCCAATAATGGTCCAGTTGATAATTTTTCTAATATTGCACATTCCCAGTTTTGCATTTATCTTTTATAAATTTTATCCTCAATTTTATCTAATCTTTTTGTTTCAACATCAATTTTATTTTCTAAAAATTGGATTTTTTGTTCTAATAATTCCTGTGATTGTTGAGGTGGTAATTTTTTAGCTACCTCGATTTCCTGTTTATTTAATTCGATTTGTTTTGTAAGCGTTGAATAAGTCATTGTCAAACTTATTATTCCACCAACGACCATAATGATAGTTTTTAAATCCAAGTTTAAATCTGGCTTACCATCGCCATCAATATCAACATTAACTTTTTTGTTTTCAATACTCATTCTAATTTATTTAACTATTTGTAATATCAATATATTTTGTTTTTCCCTTATCTCTAACCGCTTTTAATATTCTGTTTCTATTTACTGAATCACTTACATAACTAATATGCACCCAATCTGGATTCGTTGAATCACCAAATTCCCAAATCATTTGGTCAAAATTTAGATTTTCTTTTATATAATGAAACATCTCAGCATTTGTTTTATGCCCATAAATGTCATCAATATCCATTGCCTTACCCTCACAGTGCTGACTTTTAGACGAACCCCCAATGGCTTTATTAAGGGTTTCTGAGCGATAAAAAGAGTTTATCTTTATTGGACCACCCACCCATTTTCTTAGTGGCTCAAATATATTCTCAGCAATTGATTTCATATTGGTTAAAATATTACCATCTGGAGTATTTGCCAAACCTAATCGCATAGCTGTTATGCTTTTGGTCGCCTCTTTTTCTGAAATATGTTGACTTATCATAATTTATATTTTAATTACTTGTTGCCCTCCTAATAGGTGTATTTAATTTATTTATAATTTCCTGTATTTCATTTTCAGTCGCTTGAATTTTAAATGATAAATCCGCAACGTATTGCATCCTAGTTTTACCATTTTTATCGATTATAGCAATAACAGGAACCGCACTAATGCTATTTTTAATATCAGCTGATTGGTCACTTAGCCAACCATATTTAATTTTAGCATTTTTAACAAAACTTAGATCATAAGTATTTTTAGCATTCCATTTCGCATTTATTTGGAAAACTGTAATCTCTTGACCTTTAGCACAAACCGCAACCAATACAAATATCACACATAATATTATTTTTTTCATTTACTAATTATTTCAAACAATTTATCATCTATTTTTTTAAGAGCATCACTATTTTCCTCGACTTTTTTTCCAGTGTTCATGATAGTTTCTCGAATTAATTTATCTTTTAAATCATATTCAGTCCTAGAAATCTCTGGCTCTGGCAATTCTTTTGCCTCTTGAATATCCGCTTGTAAAGCAAACCACATTCCAATTAATGATGATAAACCAACTCCAATGGCAATCAATGTTTTAATACTAATTTCAAATTTGCTATCCTCATTTAATTCCTTACTCATTTTAATAAAATTTATGTATTAGGTATAATATAATAACTACACTTATGCAAATAGGACATGGATGTATTAATGCTAAATTCATTTTTTATTTTTATTATTTTTAATTTTCATTATTGTATAAACTATCGTGACAACTAATAAAATTATTCTTAATGAAACCTCAATATTGGTCATTGATATGCCTAGCGCTAAAGTATTTAAAGAATATAATTTCATGTCTTGTATTTCCATTTTTTTAACTTATTTGTTCAACCTTATTTGATAACTCAAGTATGGCCCTAAAATATGTGTGATCTGTTAAATCATCTTGTAAATATGTAACGCCATTATTGGTAACCGCATAACAATTAAAATTATCAGCACTCAAATCAAATGCACTTTGGTTTTTAGTTATTAATAAATCCATTATTTGTGTCATTATATCATTGGCATCTAAATCACCCCCAACATCACCCAAAAATCTAGTTACAACCTCGATTCTAGTTATACATTCAACATTGTATTTAGATTGATTGTCATCTATTTGGCTAGTAGATAAACCATAAACCCTAACAAAAGGATAAGTGGTATCTGATGGCACCCTGTTATAAAACAATACATTATTACCATCTAAAGTTACTGATCCAGAACAAGCGTTGAAAATCTTTTTTCTGATAAATTTAATTGGATCTTTCATTATTTAGTTAATTTTTTTAAATCTTTTTCAATGTCTTTAAGTAATTTATTTAATCCTATTCTAACCGCTGGGAAAAAGAATGGTTGTGGATTTATATTTACTTTACGCTTTCCATTGCCTTTATATAATCTTTTTATTTCACTAGGTGGTATTCCTAATTTTGCCGCATCTTTAACATCTACTCTGGTCCCAGTTCCAAACTCTTGATAAGGAGCATATTTTGCCTTGGCAAATATTACAGCGGTTGTTCCCCTAGCTTCGCTTCCAATACTTTGTTTTAAATTACCACCAGTATATTCAGTTCCCTTATAAACTGGAGCTTTGTCAATAGCTTTGTTTTGAATAAATACAGCCGCATGAGCGATGTTTTTTGATAATTCAGTTGTAGATTCTTTTTTTAATAATTGGATTTTTTTACTTAATCTAGCTAAATCTCTTTTATCAATTTTTATATTTATTGCACTCATGATCCAACTTTTACGCCGATTATTGTAGTATAATTTTTATAATCAGATTCATAAATATCACTAATTCTATAATCTTTGCTTTCGCCCTCAACTTGAAAAAACCAATTGCTGTTAATATTATCATCTATAAAATCAATAGTATTTGTTCGGCATATTAATTCAACATCAGTTTTTGTTTGTCTTTGCCCATTCTCTGATGACCTAGGACCTTTTAATTGTTTATAGTTGGCCCAGATAGATATATAACTAGTGCTACCGGCTTGAAAACCACCAAATCCATCAGATGTCTTAGTTAATTGTTTTATTACAATTCTAGTATTTAATTTTCCAGGATTCATTATAGAAACATTGCTTTATATGAATTTAAAACATCCCTAACATCAGTCGGAGCTTCATTTATACTTGCACCAGAAATCCAATCAACTCTATTTTCATAATAGGTTGTAGCTAATTGTAAAATGGCTTGTTGCAATAATGAATCATCTAATCCAGCGGTTATATAAACGACAGTCACTTTTTGAGCATATCCATTATCCAACTCAATTGTTTCTTTGTCTAAACCTATATTTGTGTGAGTTAAAGCCACACCATCGGCATGAATACTAGATATTGTGGCAACAGGACCAAAGGGTATATCAAAAATTCCATTAGTTTCATCTAAGTAATAAGATCTATTCTTAGCAACAATATCTCTTGAAATATAATTCTCACACCAGATTCGAGCTTGTGTTATTTGTCTAGCAATAATAGCATCATCAGCGGTTGTGTCTATTTTTGCAAATAGTTTTAAATCAGCGGATGATACGATTTCTGATCCTGTTGTTGAATTAATTTTTACTTGCCTCATTTTTGGTTTCTTTTGAATCGAGTTTTAACTCTTTAGTTTCTTTTTTAATTTTTGATTCTTTTTTTTCAATTATAGATTTTGCCCATTTTTTAGCAATCCATAATTTTGCCTGTTCATGACTTAAATTAATTTCATCACCCTCATTGTGTCTTTTGCCATCTTTAAGAATAGATATTAATAATTTTATTTTCATAATGAATATTTTATGTAAAGATAAAAAAAAAGTGCCACTAGGGTTTTAATCTAATGGCACCTTAAACTTATTTATGAAATCAATGCAAAGTTATCAAAATTTTCTTTATATGGGCCATCAATTCTCAATCGAATAGTTTTTTGTTCACTATTTTTAATAATAAAAAATCCTTTTAAATTTTCCATATAAATAGCAAAGTAATCAACATACTTTTTTTTATAACATTTACCCTCTCTCCTTAAAACAATTTGCTCTGAATATTTGTTGTGTTCACCTTTTACCCTTGTATTACTAACATATTTAATTTGTATTTTATATAGATTACCGTTTTTTTCCAAAATACAATCGTAATAAGAGGCATCAAGTAAAGGCATCGATACATTAAAACCATTTTTCATGGCGGTTGCTGTAAAAAGATATTCGCAATAACAACCTTGTTGGTTTTGATTCACTCAATCAAGATATAAAAAAAACCGACTAAATTAATAATCGGTTTTTCAACATTCACTTTAGATTAAAACAAAACAATTATAAATGAAAACTATTATGTGAATGTACTATCTTTTCAATTTGTGATGCTAACTTAAAAATCTCAAGTTTTTTAATTGCTGGGAGTTCTTTCCATATTTTTGGATCAATAGAACTATTAATCATATCATCAATTTTAATCATTTTCATTGTTGTTTGATAATACTGAGATTGATAAAATAATTAATATTGTAGCTGTTAAAAAGTCGGATGATAACAGTATAACCCTAAACCCTAGAAATAGCAAGAGAAACGCTAAAAAGTATCTTAAACGCTGTTTATTCATTTTCTTTAGTTATTGTGATTAAACCTTTTGAATAGCTTTTAAATACATTGTTGATGACATTCCTTTCATATTGCTTTTGCCTTTTAGTTTTATTTAAATTATGTATAAATTTTTCTTTGTATGGCATAGTTATATTTTTACAGTTAAAAGAATCATTATTATAGTTGCTACTAAATAAAAGCTCAATAGCCATTTCCAATTATTTGGATTTTGTTGTAAGAATTTTTTAATCATTTGTTTTGTTTTAAAATTTATATTAATAATTTTCTAATTTTTTCATAACTGACAAAGTTAATTTTTGTTTTTCTGTTCCTTTGTCAAAAACTGGATTGCAATTATCTCCGATTGTTTTCCACATAAATCTTAACTCTTTTTCTGTGAAATACTTTTTTAAATTTTCTGTCATTTTGTTTTGTTTTAAAAAGGGAGCTGTTACACTCCCATTGTTATTAATTATTTTGTTTGTGATATTGTTTTCTTATTTTGTTTTTTATTTGTAAAGCTATTTTGTATTTGTCAGAACTTAACTTTATTCCACTATATTCAATAACTTCCATAGCTGAATCAATAATTTTTAATTGTTTTAATGTAAATTTAATTTTTGTCATTTTGTTTTGTTTTTAATTATACTCCAAATATAAAAGAATTTTTTTAAATAACAAATATATTTTGCATTTATTTTATTATTATTTCACTTTACTCCATAAAAAAAGGGGTAATAAATACCCCTTTAATTAGTATAATAGTTATTATTACGGAGTTTCTAGTGCTGCTTTTGCAGTGCTGAATGTTCCATCGATAATACCATTCGGCAAGTATGTTGCAAGTGCAACTCTTTCCATTACTCTTACAGTAACAAATCCATCTCTTACGTTTGTTCCATCCTCTGTAAAGAACTCAACAGATACGTTATCTCTAACCCATAACTGAGCCGCTTGTCCAAAGTTACCAACAAGGAATGTTCCAGGGTTAACTTCGTTATTTACAGCGATTGGCACACCTAAGAAATTAGGTTGTAACCCTTGATAAACTTGATCCTTTAGATAGTTATTATTACTATCTTTTAATAATAGGATTTTATGAAAATCAGTTGGGTTAAGTAAAATATAATCAGCTTTGTAATTAGCAATCTGTAATTGGTTGATTGCCGCAACTAATACGTCAAATTCATTTGCCGCTTCAACTGATTGATAAAATTTACCATTAGATGAAACATCAAAGTTAGTTCCTGAGTTATAGAAACCATCTAAGTTAGGAGCTGATCCATTTCCGCCAAGGATTTGGTCATCCTCAACCTCCATTAATTTTGCCGGTACTCTAGCTGATAGGTAACTAGAAATTTGAGGCGTATCATGTAACATCTCATCAGATATTCTTAAATACGTTCCAATTTTTCTAACATTAGCATCAGTTGCAGTCATGTCAAAGTCAGTTTGACCTAGTGTTGAACCCTCAGCCGCAGCCGCTGCTCCATTACTATATCCACTTTCTTTAACATATCTTACAACATCACTATTAGTTGAACCAATAGGAATAAGTTGTCTGATGTTTTGTGGCGTTGTAGGATCGAATTTATATCCTGGTATTCTTTGTGGTGGTATTACATCACCAGTAAAGTCAGCCGCAACAGTCATATCAGCTTTTATTTCAAATGCTGATGATCTGTTAGAGCCATTTCTCATTGAATCTAAAGCACCCTCTTTGATAGCTTTTGTTAAGTTGCCACCAAATGATTTATCCTCTTTTTGAGATGCTTCGAATCTCTTTTTGTTAGATACTTCAATAGCATCCATTCTCTCAGTGAATTTTTGTGTTAGGTTTTTGATCTCTCCTTTTAGAGCATCATCTGCCTTGCCAGTTGCTGATTCAACTGCCTGTCCATGAGCTTTTTCCAATTTAGCATCGATAATATCGCCTAATTGGTCAAGCTGATTTTTTACATTTTCATTCATTTTAATAGAATTTTAAAGATTATTAATTAAATATTTGTAAATATCAACCTCTTGACTTTTTTCGACTGGCTCAGTAGTTTCCTCAACTGGCTGAGTAGCATTAATGAAATATGTTTTGAGTTTAAGTATTTCTGATTCAAGGGCATATCCCATATCATCCGATATGTTGCCTTTTCTTAGTAGCTTACAAATGTTATCATATCGCTTGTAAACCTTATCAATATCGACCATTCCTTTTACATCTAATATCTTTGCCTGGTCATTAGCGGCCATCGTAACGGCACTTATTTCATATAGTTTAACCTCTCTTATTTCTCTGTAATCATTCATCATTTCTTTTACAATTGGCATAATACCAACTGAATTTTCAGTTATCACACCGGCTTTCATTAGCTCAATCACATCATTACCTAATTGAGTTTTTGGAATCTCGGCTGTAAATACCAATCCTTTTTCATCCTCATAAAGCTCATTCATTTTACCAATTGGTTGCATCATATCGTGTTGATATAAATACTTTACTCTTTGGCCATTCTCTTGAATTGTTTTTTGATATGCACCACGCCTAATAATATCCATGTCACTATCCTTGTTGTCAAAGTAAGATCCATAACCTTTTACAATATTATTTTTCTCATCTAAATCAATTATTTCATCCCCAATTGGTGCTGATTTGTATATAAAATTCATAATTATATTTTTTACAAAATTAGTAATTTTTTATTATTAATTATTTTCATCTGTTTCATCGATGATTTCTCTTGTTATAATTGTTTCAAATACTGGATTGACAATATTTGTCAATGTAAATTCTGGGATTCTTTGATTACCTAATCCAACACCAATGTTATCTAATTCAGTTACTGGAATAGCACCCTCATCTGGAATTGGTATAATTCGACATCTGCAATTAATTACATTTCTAGCCGAACCCTCGCCAGGCCGTGGCATTTCCTCACCACCAACAATAAAATTATCAGTCATTCGAACTGTTTGACCATTAGCCGCCTCATGCCATGGGCGCTCCCTACCATCCATAACAGTTAGCCATCTTTTAGATAAATCATTTTTAGAAAATAATGTTGTGGCACTCTTTTCAGCGGCAAAGTTTGCGGCCCTTGTGCTTTCAGTTCTTACTAATCTTTGCGCTTGAAATTTACTATAATGTTTAAACTTAGAACGTAATATCCTGGCCTTTTGTTGCGCTCCTAAGCTCATAAACTCCGGATCTCTCATTAATTGTTGTGTAATCTTTATTAATGTTTTTTTAGCTGTATTGGCAACACCTGTGACATTAGTTGCAGCCACTTGACCGCCATAAGTTGCAAATGCTTTTTTCCACTCGCTTTCATAAGGTTTTGAATCCGCTTTTTTTATATACTTTTCAAATGTTTTAAAATACCATTTGGCGATATGATTGCCAATTGATACATACATTTTTTCATATTCTTTTTGTAATGAATCCAAAGTAAATAATGATTCATATCTTGTTATACCAAAATCATTAAAATTCTTAACTTCCTTTTTATTATTCTTTTCATAATATTTTGTGAGTGTTTTTATATTTTTATTTTCTATAATATTTATTTGCTTATCTAATGATGCTAAATAATTATTATCTAAAGAATTGTTTTTATAAATTGGTTTTGATTTGTTTTCAAATTGAGAATAACAAAAAGCAACACGCTGGTCAACATCTGGAAAATCCCTTGTTGCCTCATCATCTATAACACATCTAGCAATAAACTGTCTTTCTGATTCGTTTGGTTTTGGTATTGGCATTATTCATTATCTAATTGGTTTAACTTTCTCTCGGCATAATTTAACATCGATTCACCACCCCACCCAAGATAAGCAACATAACCTTTATCTCGCCATGGCGTGTCTTTAAACTTTGGATTTATTTTATTATAACCACCGCCTTTGGTCCTAGATAAAAAGCTAAAAGTTCTTTTCAAAACTGATAACGAAAGTTTTTCCCTTGAGATTAATTGGTTCATCCTTGAAAGCCCAATAGTTGTCATTCCATCAACCTGGTCACGCCCATATTTATCAATCCAATTTTTAACTCTTTTAGCGTTGTTAGTAGCACTTTGAGGGTAGTCATCATAACCCTCGGCTTTAGATTCTTTTTTAGAACTCATTGGATGGCCCTCTGGTAATAAATCTGTATCATGTTTACCACCTCTATATTTACCATTTTTAAGGGCAAATAAATATGAATTTACTCTTGCCATAGCCCATTGGTCCGGACTTGATACACTAGGCCGAACACTACTAGGGTTGGTATTGTAAGCGCCAACACCTCTATTAAAAACCTTTTTTAAAGTTCCTAATGATGTTTTTTTTGATTTCGCACTAACCGAATCGTTGTGATCATCAGCTTTTTTCTTTAATGCCTTTTCAACTCTAGCCGAGACCTCTGCCTTATACTCATCATCGTGTGGTTTATCCTCATGATATTTCTCATCCTCTATCGCACTTATATACTCATTATGAGTTTTAAATGGCATATAAACCAATTCACCATCCATGTCATGTGAATGACTACCCTCCCCACCTAATTCAATAGCTCTATCCTCGGCCTCTTGTCTTGTAGTAAAGACATCGGTCATTCCGGGTACTAATTTTTTTATTTCAATATTAGTTATTGGAGTTTTTTTTTTATCCTCAGAGATTTCAGCTGGTTGTGGTTCCGGCATATCTATTGGCTCACCACTAACAGGAATTAAATTAGCTGGTATATAATAATCATCTAATATTGGATTTTCCTCATCGTGGCTGTAAGACATTGCCGCTCTTTTTTCATTTGGAGTTAACCACCACGCTTTGGACATCTGATCAACAATTTTATCTGTTTCCTCTTGTAACTCTGGAATGACACTAAAATCATATTCAATACAAATGTTATCGCCATACATTGGAGCCAACCAACGATTCAATTCATCTTGTATCTTAACAAGCTCTGGAATAACACAATTTTGATATAATGCTTTCTTTGCCTCTTTCATGTTGTTATAAGTGCTGGATTCAGTATTGTTTAATAATTGAACTGGCACATTATAAATATTACATAAATCTTTAATTGAGGCATTGTATTGCTCAATCAAACTCATATCAGATGCATTTAAACCAAAGTTTACCCAAGATAATTTCTTTGGTGTGATAATTATATCACCGGCTTTTTGACTTCCCTGGGGTTTTTTCTAAACTTATCTTTTAATTGTTGCGCTTGAACCTCATTTAAATCACCCTCATCACTCATTAAAATACCCCTAGCCGTCTGATTTTGTAGGAACTTAACTCCGCTTTCTGTCGCCTCGTTATTAGTAGTCATCGACCTTAAACCAGCTTTTAGGGGTGATTGGCCATAAAGATGTGAACCGGTACCATCATAATAA